AAGGAATTTAATTAATGGATTATTTTTATGACGGGCAGATAAGACGCTATGTCACGCAGTTCATGCGTATATTCATAGGTTTTAAATATAAGACCGGTGGTGATACACCCGAAGAGCGTCATGTTCCGGTGATGTACGGCGACCTAACACGTCAAGTAGCCAGCATCATCAAAGACAATTCTGAAAATAAAATGAGTACTGTGCCTCGTGTGGCCTGTTATATCACTGGCCTCGAAATGGACACTGATCGATTGAGCGATGCTACTTTTGTCAGCAAGGTTAATATCCGTGAAAGACGCTACACTGACGTAGACAATGACGGTATGGTCGAATATCAAAATTCTCAGGGTGGTAATTACACTGTGGAAAGACTGATGCCTACACCATTCAAGTTGACCATGAAAGCAGATATCTGGACTTCGAACACAGATCAAAAACTTCAATTACTGGAACAGATATTGGTGTTGTTTAATCCTAGCCTTGAAATACAGACCACGGACAACTATATCGACTGGACTAGTCTCAGCGTGATCAATTTAAATTCCACAAACTTTAGTTCTAGAACGATTCCTCAAGGTGCAGACACAGATATTGATATCTGCAGTCTAGAATTTATGATGCCTATCTATATTTCACCACCTGCCAAAGTCAAACGATTAGGTGTGGTTAAAAGTATTATCAGCAATGTGTTCACTGATAGTGGAGACATTGTGAATCTAGAAGATCTAATTTATAATCGCCGTAAAGGTACATTTGAAGCTATTGCAAATAGATATCGTGTGCTGTTGTTTAAATCCAACAACGGTCAACCATATGACTATGATCTTACATTGGTAAATGCCGGTGCCGCTGTGTTAGCATTAGGTCTAGATCAGAAAGATTATCAAAATGGTGAACCTGTAGAATGGGCCACTATACTTGATGTGCAAGGTGGCTATACAGCAGACAGCCAAGCGTTCTTCAAACAGGCTACTGGTTATGATCTAGTAGGCACCTTCGCGGTAAATGCTGTAGATCCTAGCATACTTGTTGTGACCTTAGATCAAGACACAGTACCGCAGAATACTTCAATAGCCAGCACAATCTCAGGCATCGCTGCTAGAGGAACCATCGATGCTATCATTGATCCTCTCAAATATAATCCTATCACCGTTTATGGTAGTCGTGTTAATATTCCGTTAGGCTTAAGATTCTTGATGCTAGAAGATGTAAATCCAAGTCCAAATGTTGGCCTCAGTTACAATAGGCAGGGCGACAGTTCTGCTACTCTATATGATGGCCCAGACGCTTGGAAAAATTCAGACGGCAACGATGCAATAATCAATGCTAACAGCATCATAGAATGGAATGGTTCAAGATGGATCAGCGTTTGGGAACCTGCTACAGGTACTGCGCCGACATATATTCAAAATCTCAAAACAGGTATTAAGTATCGCTGGGATGGAGAGCAGTGGCTTAAAGCATTTGAAGGTGAGTATGCGCCAGGATATTGGGGCTTCGTACTAGATCCACAATAAGTAAGTGATGCAGCAACGTGCCGGATTACTATTCTTAGCAAAAAACACTAGCAGGATATTATTGATTCTTGAAGATTCAAAATGGACTGTGCCTACCTTTGCCAGAAAATCTACTCTGTTAGAAGATGCTGAAGAATTGTTAAACAGCTATTCCAAGGGTCGAATAGTTCCTATTGAACTGTACCTTTCAGAAGATCGTGGTTTTGAATATGGCACTTATGTATGTTTAGTGGAACAAGAGTTTTTAACCACAGCCGCAGAAACCGTTGCGTGGAGTGGATTAGATTATCTCCCCAAACAATTACACAACGGTCTTAAGGCCACGTTAAATAACACATTAATTAGAACAAAAATAGAAACAGTATTGGAGTTAGAAAATGTCAAACCTATTAGAAAAATCCAGTAGATTCCAAGAAGACTACGCTAGATATCAATCTGCTATCGCAGCGATGCCTGAGGGTGATTTCAAACAAGATGTTAGCCATCTGTTAAAAAAATTAGTTGGTGAGATTAAAAAATTAGACGGCATGCATATGGAAATGGTATATACTCGTCAATTGCCCTCGATGGGCACGGATATGAAACAAGAAATTACTACTATTCGAAGACAATTAGAAACTAAAATAAAAGATTGGAACGAATCTAAAAAAGTTTAGATACTGCCAAAATTCTTAATGCTAATGGTTCCTATCATGCTACCATGTAAACTACACTGATATCTATATGGTCCAGATATTACGTCAGGAATCTTCCAATATAGTGTTCCCGAATCCTTTCCCTGTGCTGAACTTCCGGTAGATACCACACCCCCTGCGGTTACATGCACTAACCCTGTGTTATAATTTACGCCAGCATTGTCTTGAATTAAAAATGGGTGACCGGTCGCTTGTAAATTAAATGCTATCGTAGTACCGTTAATGGCATATATGGTAGGATCGTCTGAAGTACCATATTGATCAAATCTGTAAGCACTAGCACCGTTATTGGTTACTGTTAGCATAGTAATCGCAGGTAGATAGATCTTATCTACAGTCAAAGAAGCAGTGCTTGCATCGTTGAGTCCTGTAAATGCTGTGGCTCCTGCTAAAACTGTGCTAGCTATTGTCACAGTGTCTGTGCTAGCATCTGTGGTAATTGATATACCTGATCCAGCAGCCATAGTCAGTGTGTCAGTAGCAGACTCTGCTACTACTGAACTTTGACCTGCTACTGATATAGTAGCAAAGCTGTCTGATGCTGTGCCACCGCCACCACCTGTGATGGTTATAGTGTCAGTAGTCGCATTAGTTGTGATAGTAATGCCGCCTGCACCTACTAATGTCAACGAATCAGTTGCTGAATCAGCTACAACATTAGTTTGTCCTGCAACAACGATTGTTGAGAAAGAGTTTTGACCATTAATTGTTATTTCGCCGTCAACAGTTGTTGCTGTGGAAATTCCACCGGTTCCTACGAACTTTAAAATGTTTCCACTTGTTACTGTTCTAACGGTAGAATCGTCTCCGGCAATAGTTAATTCAAAATTGCCGCTACTAGATCCGCTTATACCGGCTGCTGTAGCTTTGGCTAAAAATACAGCATTAGATATATTAGTTAGGTCTGCTTTGGCTAGATTTACACCGCCGGTTGTGGATCCGTTATATAGTCTTAGTGTATTTGTCGACTGATCATAAAATATTTCACCGCGATTACCAGACTTTCTATTTAGAAAATCAGAGTCTCTGGGTATGATTCTTATTGCGTCAAGTACGGGTATTTTTGCCATACTATTATTTATTCAAAAAAAGTGCTCGTTTAACGAGCACTTTTATTAATTTGCTGCTTCTTTTTTTATTCTATATTTGCAGTCAGGTGCATGATTTTCAAGTCTTCCGTCAATTTCAACCACGGGTTTCTTGCAGAAGAAACAGACCAGTTGGTCATTAGAATGACTTGGATCGATCCTTTCTGTTGGATAATCATTGTACTCAGCCATAATATCTCCTTTTTAACTGTCTATGCTTTATTTATATGTTCACAACGAATAGTGCTGTCTTGTATTTATGATAAATTAAGTTATGGATAACTACGAAATCAGCGATTTTATTGGTATTTTCCCCAATGCGGTATCTCCCCAAACTTGTGAAAAAATCATAGAACATTTTGAATATATTAAAAATCTCGGACATTCGACTTCTAGAAAAAGCTCCGAAGGAACTAGATTTCTTGACAAGGATAACGAAACTTACTTTTTGAAAGCGGATGGCAATTCTGTGGTTAGTGATTTAGATCATTATTTTACACAAGAATTTGTTAATACGTTTTGGAATTGCTTTGAATCCTATCAAAAAAAATATGGAGTAGTTGAGGCTGTAGGAAAACTAGGATTTACCGGAAAATTTAAAATACAAAAAAATCAACCCGGGGAAGGATATCATGTGTGGCATTGTGAGCAGGGTGATATTCTTAGTAGTCCTAGATTGCTATTGGTTATTTTATACCTAAACACTGTTGAAGAAGGCGGCGAAACAGAATTTTTATATCAGCACAAGAGAATTCCTGCAACACAAGGAACAATGATAATAGTTCCGGGATCGTTTACGCATACTCATAGAGGAAATCCTCCCCTACAAGGTAACAAATACATCATGAATACATGGGTACAATTTTTGGAATAATATGAAAACAATTAAAAGAGTTGCAGTTGTAGGAGGCGGCAGTGCTGGATTAGTAGCAGCTCTGATATTAAAAACACGATTTCCGTCTTTTGACATAGATATCATTAGATCAGAAAAAATAGGAATCGTCGGAGTAGGCGAAGGCAGCACCGAGCATTGGACTGCATTTATGGATTTTATTGGGATTCATTATTTTGATATTGTAAAAGAATGTGATTCTACTTTTAAATC